CGTCCGCGCCGGCCTTTCAGGAGATTCGCGGCGTTTGTACAGGAGTGCAACCAAAGACCAGCAAGTCCGGCAAGGATTACTACCGAGTCGGCATCGAGGCCGGCGAGGGCATCGAGTGGTTCACCTCGTTCGAGCCGCTGAAGTTCGACGCGGGCGCCAAGATCGTTCTCCAGCTCAAGCCCTACGGCGACGGCATGGTCGTGCACGACGGCTGGGTCGATCCGGCCGCAGAGGAGGTGCCGTTCTGATGCCAAGGACGCATCCGAGTGAGGTCTTCCGCCTCGCCCCGTGCCTGACCTCCGACGAGCTGCTGGTGCTCCTCGCCCTGGCCGACTACGGCGCCCGGATCTTCCCGTCGCAGGCTGCCCTGGCGGCCAAGACGAGGCTCCACCGCACCACCGTGAACCGGGCCTTGCAGTCGCTGCGGAAGAAGGAGGTGGTCCGCGCCAAGGGGTTCGGCAAGGCGCTCACCTACATGCTCGACCTGTCGCAGGGAGCGACACCCACGTGTAGCGGGGAGCGACAGGTGGTGTCGCTGCCGGCTACAGGTGGTGTAGCAGGGAGCGACAGGGATCCTAACTATAGAACTAACCACCAACCTAACCAAGGCGCGGCTGACGCCGCAGCGGTGGGGTGGGAGGTTCCTGAGGACGTACAGGGACGAATCGGGATCCGCGACCCACGCGCCGACGTGGAGGCCCAGCGCCGGGTCTGCGCGAAGGTGATGGTCCAGCATGGCCTGACCGAGGATGAGGCGCGCCGCTCCTGGCGCGACCTCTGCCTCGGCTGGGCACGCACCGGGAGGTCGGCGTACGACATCCTCAACGAACAGGTCCAGCAGCTCGCGGGGGCTCGGGACGTTCGCGCCGTTCTCCTGCACCGGCTGAAGGCGGTGGCGGCATGAGCGACGAACGATGCAACGCGGACCTCGGCCCGCTCACGGCGAAGCTGCTTCAGCAGCTGCGCGAGATCGCCCGCCTCACCGCCGAGCGCGACGAGGCCAGGGCGCAGCAGGAGAAGTTCTCCGATGACGCTCTGCGCCTTCTCATCGAGCGGAACAGGGCATTGGACGAGCGCGACGAGGCCCGTCGCGAGGTCTGCGGCTGGGTGGGCCAGGCACGCAACCTCGACCCCAACGTAATCGCCATGAAGCGTGGGTGGAACGTGAAGGTCAAGCACGAACCCGACGCCAGGCACGACCGGCCCGAGGAGGTCGTGATCGTCAAGGTCGGCAGGCACAAGGTGCAGGAGCTCAAGCCATGAACAGCAGGGCAAAGGGATCGCGTGGCGAGCTGGAGGCAGCACGGGTGCTGACCCAATGCACAGGCGTCGAGTGGCGTCGGACGGCCCAGCGCTGGGGCAAGGCCAAGGCCGACCTAGAGCCCGTCCAGGGCGATTCTGCCCTGCACGTCGAGGTCAAGGTGCGCGGCCACCGGCTGACGCACTGGCAGCGCAGGGCACAGAAGCAGGTGCTGAGCATCACGAACGACGGGATGCTCTTCTGCTTGCTGTGGAACCTGTACCGCGTGAGGGAGCAGACGGTGCTCCCCGAACGTGCGCCGCAGTGCAAGGCCGTCGAGGGGTTCATGGAACAGGCCATCCGGGACGCCGACGAAGGCAAGATCCCGGTCGTGGTGTGCAGGCAGGACCATGGGCCATGGCTCATCGCGTGGCGCAACCAGGACGATGACGCATTCTGCGAGGCCGTGCGTGGCGCTGCGTAGGTGGAAGTTCAAGGGCAGCCTGGGCGAGCCGTTCAGGCTTGAAGCGCCCAAGCCCGTGCGCAACTGGCGCAGGCAGAAGCATTACCGCCAGGTCAATCTGCAATGCGCCAACTGCGGCACCATCGCGCAGCTGGAGACGGACCACATCGTGCCATTGCATCGAGGTGGGAAGGACGAGTGGACCAACCTCCAAAGCCTGTGCAAGGACTGCCATGCAGCGAAGACGGCGCGCGAAGCAGGCGAACGAGCAGGGTGAAGCATCTGCTTCACCGTGCGAGGAAATGGGCACCCCCCCTTCGGGGCCGAGCCCCCCTCGGTCCTCTGGGGACCGCGTTGGGGGAACCGTCAAAACCGACCGACGGCGTAAGCACCGCCCGAAGCCGCCTTTATGCGCGCAGCAGGCGGACGCCTACGCGGAGGCCATCCTGGACGGCTCCACGGCGGCCAACGCACGGGTCCGCGACGCCTGCCGCCGCTACCTGGCCGAGCGGTCGAAGCCGGCGGCGCACTCGGTCTGGTGGGACGAGCAGCGGGCCGAGGACGCGCGCGCCTTCGCGCTGAAGTGCGGGCAGGGCGCCGAGGCCGGGGCGGGGCAGCCCCTCGTCTGGATGCCCTGGCAGTGCATGGTGGCGATGGTCCTGCTCGCCAGGCGGCGGGTGATCGACGGCAGGCGCTCGGACACGCCCGCCACGAAGGCGCTGCTGCTGGCGGTCGCCCGCGGCAACGGCAAGACCGAGTTCGCGGCGAGCCTGCTGATGGCGGCGATGCGCGACCCCGGCAGCCGGCTGGAGTTCTGCTCGGTGGCCCCGGACGGCCGGCTCGCGCAGAAGACCTTCGAGCGGATGCAGACCATGTGCGGCACGCTCGGCGGCGACGTGGCCGACAAGGACGAGGACAGCTGGAAGGCGACGGGCGGCTCGACGCCTGCGCACCCCGGCCGGGTGCGCCACGGCGGCAATCGGTACATCTCGCTGCCCTGCACGGACAAGGCGCTCGACGGCCTGACGGCGCGCCTGGTCATCGCGGACGAGGTCGCCCGCATGGACAAGGCGTTCGGACGGCTCCTGACGGGCCTGGCGAAGTTCGCCACCAGCCAGCTGCTCGCCATCACGACCCCCGACCCCGAGCAGAAGACCCGCCCGATCTGGGGCTACTGGGACCAGCTGGAGCGCTCCATCGCGGACGGCAGCCCGTACCCGGCCGGCTGGTGGCCGATGCTCTACGGCCTCGAGCAGGATGACCAAGCGGCGGACCCAACGACGTGGGGCAAGGCGCATCCCGGACTTGGCACGATCATCGACCCGACGCAGCTCGAGCTCTCGGCTCGGACCATGCTCCAGTCGGGCGATCCCGAGCAGATCGCCGAGTTCGAGACGCAGCTTGCTTGCCGCTACCACGAAATCGCCACCACCGACGTGGACCTTTCGGTGCTCGAGCGGCAGATGCAGCCCTGCGACTGGTCCCGCCTCCAGGGCGCGCCGGCCGTCATCGGCCTGGACCTGTCCCGAGGCGGCTACGGACCGCAGCTGGACCTCACCACCATGTGCCTGATGGTCGTGGATGGTCCCCAACTGCGCGCCCGGAACGTCTCCTGGTGGGCCGGATTGGACATGGCGCTGGACGAGAAGCGGTGCCGAAACCCCCTTGGGCAGTGGTGCGAGCGGGGGTTCCTGCGCCGGATGCCCGGCGAGTACCACGACATGACCGTCGTGGAGGCCGAGATCGAGGCGCTGATGGCCCGCTACGACATCCGCAAGATCGGCGTGGACCCGCACCCAAGCCAGGCGCGCGACATCAAGCGCTGGCAGGACCGAGGCTGGCCCATCGTCCCGGTGGATCAGTCGATCCGCACCATGGCCCCGGCGTGGAAGCTCTGGGGCGACCTCCTCAAGAGCCGCCAGCTCTGCTACGAGGACGATCCGGTCCTGCGGGCTGCGCTCAACGCCGTGCGGCTGGTCAAGGACAACGTCGGCAACATCCGCCCGGTGAAGGGGCGCAGCTCTGGCAACACCGACGCCGTGGTCGCCGGCAACATGGCCGCGATCCTGATGGAGCACCACCAGGTGCGCGAGGCGAGCGGCATTGCGAACAGTTCCTGCCCCATCGGGTAAGTGTTCCGCGATGTTCCGCGATGTTCCGCTCCAGAGCGGAGCGGAGCGATCGTGCCACTCTCTTGAAATCCGCTTGACATCTGGGGGCACATTCGTTCCATCCGGAGCGTGACGTGGTTCTCGCGCATCTTCGCGGTGAAGCCGACCGTCGTGGTCTGGCAGTCCGGCGCCACAACGCCGACCGTGGACCCATCGACGCTCCCGGCGGTGGTGCGTGCCGTCCAGCTGCTTTCGACCGACATCGCCCGCCTGCCGATCCGCGTGGAGCGCGAGGACGGCACCGTCATCGACGGCCACCCCATCGCCCAGCTCCTGAATCGGGACGCCAGCCGCTGGCAGTCCGGATTCGACTTCCGCCGGTTCGTCACCAGCTGCGCGCTTACCTCGGGCAACGGCCTCGCGCTGATCCGCCGGGCCAGCGACGGCACCGTCGCGGAGCTCCAGCCGATCCCCGTCGGCGCCGCCCGCGCCCAGTGGACCGACGAGGGCGTCGAGTACCTGATCAAGGACGTGAAGCTCGCCGCCGACCAAGTGGTGCACATCGGCGCGTACCCGGACCTCCTGTTCCCGGCGTGGTTCGTCTCCCCGCTCGACGCCACGGCCCACGCCATGCAGCTCGCGGCCGACCAGGACGCGGCGCACTCGGCGCTCGTCAAGACCGGCTCGACGGGCAAGATCAGCCTCAGCCATCCGGGCGCCATGAGCGACCAGGCCGTGCAGTCCATCCGCGACGCCTGGCAGACCATGCACGCGAACCCGGAAGGCGCCTCGCGGCCGCTGATCCTGCGCGAGGGCATGAAGGCCGAGCGCATCAGCCAGGAGACTTCCAGCACCAACCTGGAGTCCCGGCGCTTCAGCATCCAGGAAATCGCCCGCGCCTTCGGCATCCCGCCCGAGATGCTCTTCCAGCAGGGCGGCGGCGCGCTCGCCTCGCAGGTCGAGACGGCCCGCGCCTACGTGGACAGCGGCCTCTCCATGTGGTCGGCGGCCTGGAGCGCGGAGATCGAGCGCAAGCTCCTCGCGCCCGGCGAGCGCCTGTGCTTCGACAAGGACTTGATCCTGCGCGGCAACCTGAAGGACGCCGGGCAGGCGCTGGCGAAGCTCGTCCTCGCCGGCATCATGAGCCCCAACGACGCCCGCCGACGGGTCGGCCTGCCCCCCATGTCGGGCCTCGACCAGCCCACCGTCTCCATGCCGGGCGGCGCAGCGGCCTCCACTGGCCCGGACAACGCCGGGGAGGAGTCCGAGGATGCTTGAGGTCCGCACCACGTCGTTCGAGCGCGACGGCAGCCGCCTGACCGGCTACGCGGCCGTCTACGACGCTCCCAGCCACCCGCTCGTCGTGCGCAGCGTGAACGGCGGCAAGCCGTTCACCGAGCGCGTGGCGCGCGGCGCGTTCGACCAGAGCCTTCGCGGGAACATCTCGCTGCTGGTCGGCCATGACCGGCGCGAGCTTCTCGCCAACACGAAGAGCCAGCGCCTGAAGCTCGCGTCGGACGAGCGCGGCCTGGCCTTCGATGTCCAACTGCCGGATACCCAGCGGGCGAAGGACGTGTACGCCCTGGTCGATTCCGGCGTCCTTTCCGAGATGTCTTTTGGTTTCGTAGTCCGCTCGGACGCCTGGAAGGGCTCCGAGCGCACCCTCACGCAGGTGGACCTGCGCGAGGTTTCCATCGTCGAATCAGGCGCGTACCCGCAGACAAGCGCCGAAGCACGCACCTACAGCCCCGCTCTCGCGAGGCTTCGTCTGCGTTTGAGGGCCCTCACATGAAGACCACCGACCTGTTCAAGAAGCGCGCCGACATGATCGAGCAGCGCGATGCGCTGAACTCGGAGCTCAACCAGCTCCTCGCAAACGACCAACTCTCCCCCGAGCAGGAGGCCCGCGGCTCCGAGCTCATGGACAAGCTGGAGCCGCTGAAGCGGGACATCGAGGAGATGCAGAAGCACATCGGTGCCTCGCAGCTCCGCGAGCGCTTCGCGTCCTTCGCCGCCGTCGAGAAGGCCAGCCAGGAGAACGAGAAGCGCTCGTTCGAGTGGACGGCGTCCAACGAGTACCGCGACCAGTGGATCGACTGGTGCCGCGGCGGGCGCGCCCCCGAGTCGCGCGGGCTCCCCGAGTTCCGCGACATCACGACGGGGAGCTCCTCGGGCGTGCTGGTGCCCAAGATCTACGAGGCCGGCATCCTGAAGTACATGGAGCGAAACACCGTCGTTCGCAACCTGGCGGACATCCGCACGGGCGTGCAGGGCTCGGTGACGGTGCGCGTCAACACGCTCTTCACCAGCGACGCGGTCAGCGCCTTCTGGACCACCGAGGCCAACAAGACGCAGACCGCCCTTGATGGCGCGTGGGCCGAGGTCAACCTCAACCCCGTCGGCGGCCTCCCGAAGTCCGAGGTCACGCAGTGGGCCGTGCGGCAGGCGAACTTCGACATCGAGGCCGAGGTGATCAACGACCTTCAGCGCAAGATCGCCCGCGGCATCGAGAGCGGCTACACGGTCGGCACCGGC